GCACGAGCAGTCTCAGCATCTACACCTAGCTTCATCATTTCTGTTTCTGCTTGTTGAATACTTAAACCACCCTTGAGCATAGCACCTGCAAGATTGGCTGTTTGATTAGCTTCTTCGTATGCTTGCGCACGAGATCCTGCCGCAACTTGTGCAAGAGTCTGTTGCTGTGCTTGTCCTAATCCTAATGCATCAGGCTGTACCATACCAGAACCAGTGCCTAATCCTTGAGACTCTCCTGCAAGACGTAAACCTAAACGTCCTGATCCAAACAAACGAGACTGTAAATCAGTTGCTTGCTGTTGAAATGAAGGTTGTAGTAATGCAGCTTGCTCTTTGTAGATCTCTGCCGCACGAGCAGAAGGATCAAATCCTGCAAGTTGCCCGTACATATTACCTGCACCCGCAAGAGATTGATTAACAATATTCTGATATTGAGGTGTCATCTGCGAAACAAGATTACCATATGGCCCTACACCTGCACCACCCATAGAAGATGTTACAGTAACTGGTCTAAAGTATCCTTGCTGACTTGCTTGCTTAGCGGCATCAATAGCTTCTTGAGAAACCTTTTGAGATTTACCGCCTCCAAACATTCCACCAATAATTGATGGTGCGACTGCCGCCGCTATCTGCGCCCAAGGCATTAGAAGTTACTCCCATAAGGTGACCCATACGACATAAACGGATTAAACATACCGTAGTATGGGTTGTATCCAAGATTAAATTGTGGGTAGTTTACCCCACCAACATCAACAGGCATTTGAGGCATTTGAGGCATCATGTAAGGACTAAACATTCCCTGTTGCGGTTGTGCTGTTGGAAGAGGATCAGCATAAGACAATAATCCTTGATCCATCGCACGTTGTAAACGTCTACGTAAAGTAAGTTGATCGCCTTCAGTGTTACCCACAAAATTAGATAAAAACTCTTCACCACGGCCAGTTTGCCCACCACGAGATGTAAATCTAACATCAGTTAAATCTTGATAACTTTTTGGCAGTTCCTGTACAGGGCTACCGTATGGATTGTAGTTACCATATGGAGTCTGAAACATATTTTGATAGGGATTATTTACCCTCTGGCCGCCTTGTTGATTTATACTATTCACAAAAGACGTAGCTGTTGGTCTAAGATTTGCTAAGCTCATGAGATCTGTCCTTCTAATTCACGAATACGATCACGCCAGACTTGACGTTGTGCTTTAACGTCTGTCTTGTCTTGATCGTAGTCATCAAGAGCTACGTAGTCTGTTGCTTGTAGCTTACCCTTCAACTCATTGATCTCTTCTTGTGCAGTTTGCTTAGCCTGTGCCGTTTCAACTTGAGCCAAAAGTTCAGCTTCAGTAGGTTTAGGTGAATCATCAAGCCAGTTAAGACCAGAGTATGCTTCACCACTGAGAATCCACTGTTGATCTGAATATAGTTCTGTCAGTGCTAATTTAATACTCATGCTCCGATCTCCAGTAAAGTAATTGATGAGGCTGCTTTAGATATAAATGTCCCACCAGATGAAACATCATTACGAGCTTTAATTGTATATGTCACAGAGGCAGTTGTAGCAGGTGAATCAAGATAATGTGCAGGGAAAATTACTTGCATTCCAAAGTTGACATAAGTATCTTGAATTTTAATAACTCCGGGAGTATAAATATTAGTTCCATCTCTATCAATATAAAAACTTGTTTGACCTTGGTTAGCACCATTATCAGAAATACTCGAGTACTGATTACAAAGTACAAGAATCTTATTGGAAGAAGAGCTTGGTGTAATAGATGCAGTTGCGCTATCTACATAAGAAGTAGAGTTGGATGTAGTTTGATCGCTTGCTGCATTCCCATAAACTACTTGCAATACTGTACCGCCACTCTTAAATGTATTAAACGTAGAAGTATCTAGCTTAGTTGTAATCGCAGTTTGAATCGCCGCAAACTCATCATCAATCTCTGTACCCTTTACAACTTTGGCGGCATTACCTGTAGGTAGCGAATCCTTTGCCGCAAAGTCTGTTGCTTTAGTATAGTTACTCATTAGAGAATCCTACCTTGTTTAACATATACGTCTATCTTTTGCACTGACAGTTCACCACCGTCAATCTCTGTTTCAAATCCTAATTGAAGAATACTACCGTTACCGCCTGCAGGAATACGTACAGCATCTGCAATGATACCGCTTGTGTACTCATCAATGTTGTACTCTGCTATGTTATACTCAGAAACAGGTACTTCAACGGTACTAGAGGTGTAGCTTGTGTACAAACTGTTGTAGTCAAATGCAGACTTGACAGTAAACGGCTGACCTGATGAAGTGATTAAAGTCACAGCCAGTCGCTTGAGTAGTTTAGTTTGTGTTGGGCTACCCATGTCAAAGTAATTGGTGTAGTACTGCATACGATAGCTCTCACCATTGTCTTGATACCCAAAGTATCTAGCAAGGCCATCGTTGTGTGTCATGTACAATTCACCATCGAACCCAAGCCAACTTGTGAACTCCATGTTGTTCCACACAGTTGCACGAGAGGCTCCATCTTGCAGAGGTGAACGCATATCAAATACATACACTTGCTGAGTAGATGGGAAAGACAATACGTAGAATGCATTAGACTCAGAGTATGCTGACTTGATGTTTGCAACAGTCTCGCTTGTAATCAAGCGTACAATATCATCACGTACATTCTTTGAGATGTCCCGCATTGGCTGAGACTTTTCTTGAATAGTACGGCCTAGTGATCTAACACCAGACTCTGACAGAAAAATAATATCTGTACCTGTATTTTGTACACTGTCTCTTGCAACACACCCAACACCTGAGATCACTTCTACAAGCTGTAAAGTTGCAGGGTCTAAGTATGTTTGACTGGTCTCGCTGTCACCAAAGATAACAATGTTTTCTTTACAGAAGACAATTAAGAATCCGTTATGTGCTCCAAGTGCAATAATTTCATCGTTACCTTTGACAAGAATACTTGACAAATCAAGACTACCTGCTGTGCCTGAGTTCCAACGTGTAGGATCAAGTAGGTCAGTCCAGTAAAGAGTTGTGACATTAGTTGCAGTATCTGCTGTCCAGACTCTTCCATATGCTGATAACGCACAGTTGCCTTCAATAGGTGTACCAGAGGCAGAAGGAGATGCAGAAATATCTAGTATTGAGCCTGTAGCTGTATCAAAGTACAGAGGCTCATAGCCTTTCTGAAACAAGTAAGCCGCATCGTTTAGTGTAACAGCTTGCCAGTTACCTTCCGTAATTGACTGTGATCCTGAATAAGTAACAGGACTTAACGCACCTCCAGAGTAAATATAAAAGTTAGTGTCAGACCAAACACCAAAGTATTCCGTAGCGTCAATGTCGACAAAGCGATGCATACCCTTAAGAGCTACATCAGCCTGTTCAGCTAACAGTGTCCAACCCTTACGTGCGCCTAAGCGACCATAGCGGTCAATCACACAGTTAGTTGCCTCAAGCGCAAAGCCAGAGTCCAGTGTGATACCAGACTCCTGCGTATTAAGCCCGAAGAATCCCGGTGCGGCAATACTAGCTGTTTGTAATGGCTTTGTCATGGAGCCGTCCAGATTAACTCTTCAGGGTGCTTAGCTTGGTCAAGAGACAATGCATCATTCAGTACACGATTTGCTGTAGAATACGCAGACAATGCAGATTGACCACCATCTTCACCACGCTCCTCAACTGCCTTAGCATACGCAAGCATTTCAACAGGCTTTGAGGGACACAACAATACATCAGCTTCATCTGATAAGTCTGCTTGACGATTGACAATGTTAAACCGAATAAGGTACTCGCCGTTTGGTGGTGGAAATACTTCAACGATTGTGTCGCCGTTGTCATCAATACCGTTGAAGCTGTAGTAACGTGGTGCGCCCTGACTAGGATTTGTGTTGAGGTAGTAGTTGTTAAAGTCAGAAGCAGTTTTGTAAGTCATGAACCAGTTGCTAGTGTCGTTAATAACATCTAACATCTTGACATCATCGCCTGCACCTGTTAGCTCATAAGCAAACGCACCTGCTGTAGTAGTAGCAGTCAATGTAGTACGCAACGCAGACCAATCCCAAGCCTGTTCAACTTCGTGCTTGGCATCATTAACAAGCATACCAATCATTGTTGCATATGTTGTTTCATCTATTGTTGCTACTGTACGCTCTCGCAAGCGTTTAAGTACATTGTTTACTAATTGAAGATATGTCATTTGCGTTTACCTACTACCGAGTAAATATTATAGCATACTTTTACTCGTTTGTCAACCCCTACCACTTAACTTTATCTGCCCAGTATGCCGCAGACATTTTACCTTTCTTGATGTTGCGTTGATGACGAGCTTTAAATGATGCACGTTTCTTTTTCATTGCTTCAGACTCACCGGCTTTAGGCTTGCCTGCAGTCTTAGCACCTTGCTCACCAAACCGAATAGTCTTTACTTGATCGCCTTGTTTAGCCACAACAACGTGTGACTTCTTAGGGTGATTAGGAGTACGCTTAGGTTTGTTGTAACCGCTAACTCCTGCACGTTCTAACCGTGGGTCTTTCTTACTTGGCATTACTTACCCTTCTTTTTACACTTACCTGCTTTCTTACAGACGGCAGGACTAGGGCATCCTTTACATGGTTTGAATGTTGACTTACCTGCTTTCTTCATTGCAATTACCACAGCTTGTCTCCTTGGTTTACCTGCTTTGATCTCTGTGCGTATGTTGCTAGAGATTGTCTTTTGACTAGAACCTTTCTTCAGAGGCATTAGAATGAACTCGTTTCTGGAGTTTTCTTTGGCTCTTCAGGAGGTAATGTATATACTGGCCCTTCGTATTTACACTTCATTACACCAGTTGTTTGATCTGGTTTGCATGAGATTGTAGGAGTCTTTTCCTTTTTCTTTGTTGTACCTTTAGCCATTATTTGTAATCCCTAATGTACTCATGAGTGCAAGAGTCTTGTCCACAAGCAGAAGGCTTCTTCTTTTTCTTCTTAGGCATCGGCTTATCTAACCCATGCTTCTTAATAAAGTCTGCATCTTTCTTACGCTCTGCGGCTTCTTTTTGAATACCGCGTTGTACTTGACCCGGATCACGCATAGTTACTTTCCTTTCTTTAGTTTATCTACTACGCTACCAACACCCTTAACACCAAAGGATGCTGAAACAATTAAAAATAATACCTGATGATACCACTCAGGCAAAGTAGTCAATACATCGAACCCTGCTTGTATATGTGGAACCATCTCTGGTATAAACACAAGGATCAGAGGTATGCTGAACACTATCGTTAACCACTCGTCTTTCCACGAGTTCTTGGAAGCCTCTGCCATGATGCGCTCCCAGTCTGCTGTAGACTGCGCCGCTGTTTTTAACGCTGTGGCTTTGGCCTCTGCTGTGGCTTTGGTTGATTCCGCCTTGGCACTGACCCATGTACCTGCCAAGTTCGTGATAGCTGTGACTAACCCAATCATGAGGCATTTCCTGTTACGTCCGTTTGTATACACACTGCTTCGTAGTT